AGAGATTTAAAGAATTTGGGATATGATTATCGATATTATGTCAAAGCTCACGGACGAGGACATCGTCAGGGCGTTTGGAGATATAGAAATGAACTCCCGCTTAAGTATGCATCAAAGGTAGATGCGTACATCTACCGTCGCTGAGACGGATTTTCCTCCCTCCCGAACTTGGCGGCCTTGTGCCGCCATTTTTTTTCTGACAGGGTGTAGCTTAGTGGTAAAGCGCTCGGTTTGGATCCGAGAGATCGCAGGTTCGAGTCCTGCCACCCTGACCAAAAAAAGATTATAAATAGAGTAAACGGATTGAGAGAAACACATGGCATACACATTTTTTCCAAAAGACTTACCAGAGATTGAAAAAACCTTATCAAATGCAGGTTGGCCAGAAGCTAATATAAACGATGCAAAGAATTTATTATCTCTTCTAAAAAGAAGAGATCCAACGCCTGTCAACTTTGACTTAAAAAAACCAAATAATGCAAATATATCACGCACATTGCAAGATGATATATCGCTTGCAGATATTAAATCAGGTGCAGGCCTTACTACAATAAAAATTAAATATGGCAATGGATCGTCAGGAAACCGTGGTGCAAACAACCGCGGTAATTTATTTGAACCACAGTTTGCAGATGCTATGTTGGCATGGTGGGCTGGAGAAGAAGTTAGCAACAAAGATATGCTAGCTGCCATTGAAGATCTCAATAAAACATATGACATAGAAGAATCAAAGAAATTTAAAGTTGATGTGGTAGGTGGAGAAAATACACGTAGACCATTAGTATTCTCACCAAGGATACAGCTCACAAATCCAAAAGGTAATGGTTTTGATGTAGGCAAATCTGTAACAGATATTACAGTAACTACTGATAAGCGACCAATCTATTTGTCATTGAAGTTAGGTGGAACAACTACATTCTTCAATGTTGGTGTTAAAACTATACTTACAAAAAAAGAAATACAGTCCGGTAGTATTTCTAATGCTAATGGTAAAAAGCTACTAAAAATGTTTGGTGTAGACGAATTAAAGTTTTGTGAAGTATTTAATGGAAAACACAGAGGTTCGGTAGATAACAGACCGAGATATGATAGTAGAGCACTTCAACACCTGCTTATGTCAGGTATAGGTTTCAATTATCATATTATACACAAATTAACTGGTAGAATACTATCAAAAGAAATGAGCAAGGCAGCTATGACTAAAGCTGCAAGAGTTGGAGCTCCGAAGATTTATTATGGTGGTAAAGGCGGTAAGGGTAAACGTATTGACATTGAAATGGCATCTCCGACATATATTTTTAAATTAAATCTAAGGGATACACAAGGTGGAGATGGTTATCCAACTCGATTAATGTGTGATTTTAAATATAGGTAGGAAAAATGGTAACCGAAAACAAATACGACGTAAGATTAGTTAAGGTCGTTGACGGTGATACGGTAGATGTTGATATTGATTTAGGATTTGGTATATGGTTACATGATGAGAGAGTACGTATTATGGGTATTGATACACCCGAGTCACGAACAAGAGATAAAATAGAAGATCTATTTGGCGAAGCTGCAAAGGCTAGAGTCAAAGAATTATTTGAAAGCGAACATGTAAAGCTTATTACAGAAGAGAATAGAAAAGGCGAGGATATGAAAGGCAAGTTTGGCCGTATCCTTGGCGATTTTGATATAGAATATAAAAATCAAGACAACTCATATTCAATTAGACGATTAACAAGTATTATGATTGAAGAAGGTCATGCAGTGGCTTACTTTGGTGGATCAAAAGAAGAAATCGCTATGAAGCATATGGCAAATCGTGAAAAGCTATTGCGCGAAGGTGTTGTAGATCAGAATCAATATGACATACTAATGGGAGAACCAGACTAATGGCATGGGTTAATATAACAAAAAAACCTGGATGGCAATACGATAACGCACCAGCAGATCCTGGTGCTGCATTGCCACAGCAAAGAAAACTATGGGCAAAATCGTCTAATGGTATTCGTACAACAGGCGGTACATCAATATATGTAAAAGTAAAGAAAACTACTGATGCATCAACAAAAAATCGTGGTGAACTAAACAAATCTTATATTGATGCACAATTTTAGTGTACATTTCAAAAGGAACGTGGTATAATATACCAGTATGACATTCAGGGAAACAAGATGATATCGTTTAAAGAAACATTAACCGAGCAAAAGAATACTCATATGACTCACATTGAGGACAAAGTTCTCTATGGAGGAGTGAAAGGTACTCGGGATGCAATTAATGCACTGCGTTCTTTACGTGATATGTTGAAAGGTGAACATGATGGTAACGTATCTGTTAAGTGGGATGGTGCCCCTGCTATTTTTGCTGGTACTGATCCTACGGACGGAGTATTCTTCGTTGCGAAAAAAGGGATCTTCAATAAAAACCCCAAAGTTTATAAGACCGCTGCTGATGTTGATAGTGACACTAGTGGCGACCTTGCTGTTAAGCTTAAGTCTGCTTTACGTGAATTGCCCAAACTTGGACTTAAAGGAATCGTCCAAGGTGACTTCTTGTTTGGCCCTGGTGATGTAAAGAAAGAAACGATTAAAGGAGATAAATATGTCACGTTTCATCCAAACACCTTGGTTTATGCTGTTCCTGCTGATAGTAATGCTGCTCGTGATATCACACGCGCTACCATTGGGATCGTCTGGCACACATCATATAGTGGATCTAGTTTCGATTCCCTTAGAGCCAGTTACGGTGTCAACGTTGCCGGATTAAAGAAATCAAAGTCAGTTTGGTCACAAGATGCTATGCTTCGTGACCTAACAAGCCTAACATTATCAAAGAAAGAAACACAAGAGGTAACTCAATATCTTTCTGATGCCGGTAAAATATTCAATCAAATATCAGGCAGTACACTGCGACAGCTAGAAGGTGATCAAAAACTAGCACAGTTAATCGAACAATTTAATAATAAATATGTACGAAAAGGACAGATTGTCACTAATACTAAGAAACATACTGATATGTTGATTCGTTGGATTGGATTAAAATATGGTAAAGAAGAAGCAAAACGTAAATCTGAGAAAGGTAAACAATCTCAGAGAGATGCTAAGGCAGCAATACTGTCGTTCTTTACTGCAAGAAATAAACAAAACTTAATTAAAATGTTTGAACTGCAAAAACTTTTGGTTCTTGCGAAATTAAAACTTATAAATAAGCTTAATAGTCTTCAGAAAGTTAAGACATTTGTAAAAACTAGAAATGGATTCAAGGTAACAGGTGCCGAAGGCTTTGTTGCTATTGATAAACTTGGTGGTGATGCAGTGAAACTGGTTGATCGTATGGAATTCTCATACAACAACTTTTCACCCAATATATTAAAAGGATGGGATAAACCGGGACGGAATTAAATGTTAGGATTTAAAGAACATACATTAGGCGAAGCGTTGAGCGTCGCAGCTCGTCGTAAGAAAGCCGTAGCAATGCGCAAGAATAAAGCACGTCTTGCCATTGGTAGAAAAAAGATGAAGATGAGGATCGCAGATAAGAAGCGTCTCGAGAAGAGAGCAATGCGACAAACTCGAAATAAATTTGCGAAAAAAATGACAAAGGGCATTAGCAAGTCCGATCTTACTCCCGCCAGAAAGAAAGAGATAGAAACTCGTCTTAATAAGCCAGCTTTAAAAGCTCGCATTAAGAAGATTGCTATGCGTACAGTTAAAGATGTGCGTAAGCAAGAGTTAAAAAGAAAACGCGGAAAGAGATAAATGTCAATAAATAGTTTTTCTCAATTTTTAGTTGAGGAGGAAAAAACAGTTTATTTTACCTTTGGTAGAATGAATCCTCCAACTATAGGTCATGGTAAATTGTTAGATAAACTTGCGTCTACAGCAGGACGCAATCCTTACCGTGTATTCTTGTCATTATCAAATGATAAGAAAAACCCAATCCCATACAATTCAAAAATCAAATATGTGCGCAAAATGTTTCCAAAGCATGCTCGTCAGGTAATGATGAACAAGAAAGTGGTTACACCTTTTGCAGCACTATCTGCTTTATATGATGAAGGATATCGCAACTGTGTAATGGTTGCAGGTTCTGATCGTGTGAATGAGTATGATAAAAGATTAAACATGTACAACGGCAAGAAAGGCCGTCATGGATTTTATAATTTTAAAGGTGGAATTAAAATAGTATCAGCAGGACAAAGAGATCCTGATGCGGAAGGAGCTGAAGGTGCATCAGGCACTAAGCAACGTAAGTACGCAGCTGATAATGACTTTGCAAAATTTGCACAAGGTTTGCCTAATGCAATGTCAAATAATGATGCTAAGAAATTATTCAATGACGTCCGCAAAGGCCTTGGACTCAAAGAAACAAAAGAATTTAAGAACATGGTACAATTTGACTCAGTCTCTCCAGAGCGTGAAGCTTATGTAGAGGGACAACTATTTAGTGAGGGTGATGAGGTTATTATAAAAGATACGAACGAAGTTGGTACCATAATCGTATGTGGTACCAACTATGTAATCGTTGAAGCAAATGGAAACAAGACACGTCAATGGTTAAATGCTGTTGAGAAGGTTTACGACGACGGAACTCCAGCTGCTGTAAAGCATGCTAAGAAGACGTTTGCTCCTAAGGAAGCTAGTAATCCTGCATATCATAGAGGATTATCAAAGTCGACAAAAGATAAGCGTAAAGCAC